ACAGGTCAATCCGCAACAGCTTCTGTTGGATCAATTACACCTGCAGATGTAATGGGATTAACAGGGGTATCAGCAACTGGTAGTGTTGGATCACCAACAGTTATAGGAGACATAACTACAGCGTTAACAGGAGTATCTGCAACATCTTCTGTAGGATCAATCACTCCTGCAGATGTGATGGGACTAACAGGAGTTTCTTCAACATCTTCTGTAGGATCAATTACTCCTGCGGATGTAATGGGACTAACAGGAGTTTCTGCAACAACATCACTGGGAACTCTTTCTGTAAATAGTAATCCAACTATAGATTTATCAGGAGTATCAGCTACATCTTCTGTGGGTTCTTTAACTGTTACGGATGTTATAGGATTAACTGGCGTATCAGCTACATCTGCCGTAGGTTCTTTAACTCCTGCAGATGTTATGGGATTAACTGGTGTATCAGCAACAGCCTCGGTTGCTGGTTTTGGCACTGCTACTGGATTTGGAATTCAAGCATATCAGGCTATTGACACAGGTTCTAATACAAGTTATACAGACGTAACAGGAAAAGCAGCGTAATAGGAGATAAAAAATTATGGCATCAACATACACACCTTTAGGAGTTGAACTTCAAGCAACTGGTGAAAACGCGGGTACGTGGGGGACAAAAACTAATACAAATTTACAAATTTTAGAACAAATATCTGGTGGATTTACACAACAAGCATTAACAAGTGGTGGCACAGTTAATTTATCTGTCTCTGATGGATCAACTGGCGCTGTATTATCTCACAGAATGATCGAATTTACTGGATCATTAAGTGGTAATGCAGTTGTTACAATTCCTTTAGATGTTCAAACTTTTTATTTTTTAAGAAACTCTAGTAGTGGTTCATATACAGTACAGTTTAAATACGTAACTGGATCTGGAGATAGTTTTACTTTTGCAGCAGATGACAAAGGCGATCAATTAGTTTTTGCAGCAGCAAACGATGGAACAAATCCTGACATTATTACTTTAGCTTTTGGTGATGGTGATGTTACAACAACAGGAACACAAACTTTAACAAACAAAACTTTAACAGCTCCAAAAATTGCAGATGCAGGTTTTATTGCAGACGCAAATGGAGCAGAACAAATTATATTTCAAACAACATCTTCAGCAGTAAATGAATTAGAAGTAACTAATGCAGCTACAGGAAATCCACCAATCTTAGGTGCAAGTGGAGAAACTAATGTTGATGTACATATCAAGCCAAAAGGTTCTGGAGAAACTAGAATCGGAACAGGTGCAGCAGCTGCAACACTTACAACGAGTGGTGCACATGATCTTGTATTAGATACAAACTCAGGAAGTAATTCAGGATCAATTACAATTACTGATGGTGCTAATGGTGATATTTCGGTAGCACCAAATGGAATTGGAAGAGTTTCTTTAGGTGCCGGTGCAATTCAACAACTAACTGAAAAAATTACAGTATCAGCAACAGCAGCTACAGGTACAATTAACTACGATGTTATCACACAAGCAGTTTTATATTTCACATCCGCAGCCTCAGGTAACTTTACGGTTAACTTTAGAGGAGATGGATCAAACACTTTAAATTCTATCATGGACACTGGAGAGTCTCTTACAACTGCTTTCCTAGTAACTAATACAGGGACACCTTATTATAACAACGCTGTAACAATTGATGGATCTTCTATAACTCCAGAGTGGCAGGGTGGTTCAGCCCCAAGTGCTGGAAACGCTAACTCAATTGATGTGTATACTTATACAATAATTAAAACTGGAGATGCCGCATTTACAGCATTAGCAGCTCAAACACAGTTTGCGTAATAAAATAGGAGGAGAAAGATTATGCCATTATTAACAACAACCGGGGCAGCATCCGCAAGAGGATTTGGCCGTGGTGGTGGAAAAAAACAATTTGGTGTATCATATTTGGTCATAGCTGGCGGAGGAGCTGGCGGTGGTCAAAACCCAAACCAATATGGCGGCGGTGGAGCTGGGGGTTTTAGAATTTCTTATGATAGCCCTTTAAATGCATCTAGTGCTATTGATGTTACGGTAGGTGAGCCACTTTCTGTAACAGTAGGTGCAGGAGGTCCAGCAGTTTTTTCTAATTATGGACCTGGTAATACACCAGCTGGCGGTAAAGGAAGCCCATCCTCATTTTCAACTATTACTTCTACAGGTGGTGGATCTACCGGTGGAGATTCAGGGAGTGCTCCTAACGGAGGTTCAGGATGTGGATCTAAAGGCTCAAGTCCGGTAAGTAATGGAAACGAAGGTGGTTTTACTCCACCAGAAGGAAATCCTGGAGGTTATTCAAACGGTGTATATCCACAATATTTTTCTGGCGGCGGCGGTGGAGCTGGCGGTGCAGGATCAAACACACCTAGTTCAGGTGGTGGACCTGGTGGAAATGGATTAGACAGCGACATATCAGGATCTACAGTCACGCGAGGTGGTGGCGGTGGAGGCGGAAGTTTTGCTTTTGGTTCTTACGGTCCTGGCGGAAGCGCAGGTCCAGGAGGCGGAGGTGGAACTCCACTGGGAAATGGCACTGCAAATACTGGCGGTGGAGGAGGAGGATGTCATGGTCCAAATCAACCAGCTGGATCTACAGGTGGCTCGGGCGTTGTAATTCTTAGATATACAACATCAGATGCACCTTCAAATGTTACTGGAGGAACTAAAACAACAAGTGGATCAGACACTATTCACACATTTAATTCGTCAGGGACATTAACGGTAGCAGATTAATTATGGCACATTTTGCAAAATTAGATGACGATAATAGAGTTCTACAAGTAGTTGTAGTTGATAATAATGATGCACCTACAGAGGAAGCTGGTCAACAATTTTTAGAAAATGTTTTTGGTTGGCAAGCATCAAAATGGAAACAAACCTCATACAATACTCGTAATGGTATTCACTATGATGAAAATGGAAATCCATCTGCAGATCAGTCAAAAGCATTAAGAGCAAATTATGCTGGTATAAATGCCATATATAATGAAGAACACGATATTTTTATAGGTTTACAACCTTTTCCTAGCTGGACTTTAAATACAACAACAGGCACATGGGATCCACCAACCCCTAGACCAGAATTTACAGATGCTATTTATGATTGGGACGAAGATACTCAAAGTTGGATAGAAAACAACGAAGGAACTTGATCTTTATAATAGATACTTTATAAGTATTCACGAATGAAGAAAGAAAATCTTACAGAAAAAAATATTTACGTAGACACTTTACCAAACTTATCAAAAGTTAATAATTTAGAACTTGGTAAAAGATTACAAGAAGAATATGATAATTTTATTATTTCACCTTCAAACACATATGAAGATGTAGATATACCTTTTTTAAAAGAAGTAAAATGGATTTCTGATTATATAGAACATAAGTTTCTTTGTTATTATGGTGAAGATATTTATTTAACAGATCATTACATTAATATTCAAAGACCTTACCACATGTCTTTTAAAAGAAATAATATTAAATTAAATGATTTAAGAAACAGTGCAGATTATACAGCGTTATACGTAATTGACGGTAGTGGAAATCTGTATTTAGAATATGATGATAATGTTAAAAAACAACAAACTTTTGTTAATTATATAAAAGAAAAATCTATAGCTATGTTTAATTCAGATATTCAATATTTTATTGATAGAAATAAGACTAACTACAATAGAATAATTTTAACTTTTTTATATAAAAAAAACAAATGAAATTAAATCCTGCTTTTTATCATTTTGATGGATCTTCGCCAAGACTTAATGGATTACCAAACAGGTTTTGTGATGACGTTATTAAATATTGTTTAAATAAAGATGATACTATTGCACGAATTGAAGGCATGGATAAAGCTTCTAATGAGGAAATAATAAAATATCAAAAAGCAAGAAAATCAAATTTAGTTTGGATAGATGAACAATGGATTTATCGTGTTATTCATCCTTATGTTCATGAAGCTAATAGACAGGCAGGATGGAATTTTCAATGGGACTGGTCTGAACCTTGTCAATTTACTAAATATAATCTTAATCAATATTATGATTGGCATTGTGATTCTGTAATAAAAGAAAATAAAAAAATTAGAAAAATATCAATTACGTGTCAATTAAATGATCCTTGTGAGTATGAAGGAGGTGATCTTGAATTTGATCAAAGAAATTATCATCCCGATGAAAGAGATCCTAATAAACATGTTATTAAATGTAATAATTTAAAAAAAGGCTCTGTAGTTGTATTTCCATCATATATGTGGCATAGAGTAAAACCAGTGACTAAGGGAGTTAGGTATTCTTTAGTTATATGGAATACAGGAGAAGCATTTATTTAAATGAAAGAATATAAAAAGCTTCCTCAATTTATGGGTGGTTGGTATATAAATAAAAAACTCACCGATGAATTAATAGAACAGTTTCATGAAAAAACTAATTTTCATCAACCTGGCCATTTTGGTAACAATATTTTAGACAACACAAAAAAGAAAAGCACGGAGATAGCTCTCTCCCCATATATATTAAAGAGCCCTTTTCGTGATTACGTTGAAAGTGTAATCGCTTGTGTGCAAATGTATTATAAAAAATATAAATTTGCAGATGTTGGAGTTTCAGTCAATGGTATCTTTACTAATTATAAAATTCAATGGTATAAACCAAGTGAGGGTTATTATATCTGGCATCCTGAAAAAACTGATTACACTCTTACAGGGGATAGGCATTTAGTTTTTATGACATATTTAAATGATGTTAAAAATGGTGGAACTGAATTTTATTATCAAAAAAAGAAAGTACCTGCTCAAAAAGGATTGACAATAATATGGCCAGCTGACTGGACATTCACTCATAGAGGTGTTATATCTAACAAAGAAGATAAATACATAGCAACAGGTTGGATAAACTTTTTAAAAAATGAAAGAGTATAATTTTAAAAAAAATAAATTTACAATTATTAAAAAAGCAATATCGTCTGAGCTTGCAGATTTTTTAGGTGACTATTTAGTTATTAAAAGAAACGCAACTGATTTATTATTTAGAACAAAATCTATTTCACCTTTTGAACGTATATTTGGTGCTTTCGGCGACACGCAAGTTTCTGACAGTTATAATATTTATGGAGACGCTGCGTTAGATAATTTACTATTAAAGCTTCAAGATAAGATGGAAAAAGTTTGTCAATTAAAATTATTACCAACATATTCTTATGCTAGAATTTATAAAAAAGGTGATGTTTTAGGTAGACATAAAGATAGAAATAGTTGTGAAGTATCTACAACAATTAACTTAGGTGGTGATCCTTGGCCTATATATTTAGAACCATCAGGAGAGACTGATAAAAAAGGTATTAAAGTAGATTTAAAAAAAGGTGATATGTTAGTTTATTCTGGTTGTGAGTTAGAACATTGGAGAGAACAATTTAAAGGTGTAGAGTGTGGTCAAGTTTTTTTACATTACAGAATAAATAATTCAAAAAATAAAAAATATATATTTGATGGTAGATTAGCATTAGGATTACCTCAGTTTGTTCAAGATGATAGTTCTATCCTTTAACGTTAAAGAAAAAGTTAAAAACTTTTATCTTGATTTACTTATTGAAACAATAGAACAAAGACCTAAACCAGAGCGTCAAAACGAATATAATAATTATTATTTTAAAAGTAAATATACAAATGAACTTTATGATATTCTTATACCGTTATGTAAAAAACATTTAAATCCTTTTACAATTAAATCTTTAAAATTTGGAACATGGTGTTGTCTATCAGACAAACATTTTAAGATTGGCTTAGACCAATGGCACAATCATAAGAAAAGCGGAACAATAATAGCTGTGTTATATTTGAAAATACCTGATGAAGAAAAACATGGAATTGATTTTAAATTTAATGATAGGGTAAAATTACATAAACCAAAACCTTTTGATTTAATTATTTTTCCTAATTATCTAGATCATAGACCTTATGGTTCAGAAACAGATGAAAAAAGAATCAGTATTAATCTAGAATTACAGTGTAAAGAAAAAGCTGAAGATATTTTTTACGGAATATAAAAAACTGTGGAGTTTATTAATTATTTAAAAAATATAAAATACCCCTCTAAAAAACAAAAACAAAAAGAACTTTGGGATGTAGAGGGTATTATCAAAAATAAATCTAATCAATCTTTAAAATTTGATTTAAGGCCTCTATCTAAACATGGTGATGATATTGGCAAAAAAGGAAGCATCAATACTAAAGCAAATAAAATGGTATTTGAACACAGGGATCAATGGATTCTTGTGGATATAGATGAGCTACACGAATATTTAAAAGAAAAAAAGCTTGAAAAAGTTTATTTACAAGATTTGATATCCAAGTTAGATTGGAATATAATACTACCAAAAATTTAAAAACTATATATAGTCCATTTCTATGTTACAAAAAATAGGATTTCAACCAGGCATTAATAAACAAATCACACCTACAGGAGCTGAAGGCCAGTGGATAGATTGTGATAATGTTAGATTTAGATATGGCACACCTGAAAAAATAGGTGGGTGGAATCAGCTAGGCACTGCAAATGAAAATGAACTTACAGGGGCTGGACGTGGGCTTCATCATTTTGTCAACAGTTTAGGTAGAAGATACGCTATTATTGGCACAAACAGAATTTTATACGCTTTCTCTGGAGGTGTGTTTTATGACATACATCCTATTAAATCTACAACAACGCTTACAAGTGCATTCACCACGACCAATGGATCACCAACTGTTACAATAACTTTCCCAACAGGTCATGGTATTAATCCACAAGATATTATTTTATTAGATAATTTTACTACAATTACAGGATCTAATTTTAGTGCATCAGATTTTGATGACAAAAAATTTATGGTAACATCTGTTCCAACAACAGAAACAATAACAATTACGATGCCTTCAAATGAAACAGGATCTGGTGCTACAACATCTGGTGGTATTAGAGTTCAACACTATTATCCGGTTGGATCTGCTGTTCAAGAAAAAGGATTTGGTTGGGGTCTTGGGTCTTGGGGTGGAGAGGCATCTAATCCGGTCACAACAACTTTAAATGGAGCATTACTAGATGATACTGCAGGTACAGGTGGATCTGGAACATCGATTGTTTTAGCTGACGCTACGCAATTTCCAAGTTCTGGAACTAATTTTATTCAAGTGGGTAACGAAGAAATATCTTACACTGGTGTTTCAGGTGGAACTACATTAACAGGTATTACAAGAGGTGTTCGAAATTCTACAAGATCCGCTCATAGTGATGGAGCTTCAGTTAAAAATAGCACCGATTATGTTGCTTGGGGTGAAGCAGCATCAGGTGACTTAGTATTAGAACCTGGCATGTGGTCTATAGATAATTTTGGAGACAAAGCGATTTGTTTAATTCACGATGCTGAAGTATTTGAATGGAACTCTGCTTTATCAAATGCAACAGATACAAGATGCACGATTATAACGGGAGCACCGACCGCGTCTAGACACATGGTTGTATCAACACCAGATCGTCACTTAGTATTTTTTGGAACAGAAACAACTATTGGAAGTAAAGCGACTCAAGATGACATGTTCATAAGATTCTCAGATCAAGAGGATATTAATACATACACACCTACAGCAACCAATACGGCTGGTACACAAAGATTGGCCGACGGATCACAGATCAGAGGAGCGATTAGAGGTAGAGATGCCTTATACGTATGGACCGACACAGCTTTATTTACACAACGTTTTGTTGGTCAACCATTTACATTTGCATTCTCGCAAGTTGGAACCAACTGTGGACTTGCAGGTCAAAACGCATGTGTTGAAGTTGATGGTGCTGCATATTGGATGTCAGAGAATGGTTTTTTTAGATATGCTGGTAAATTAGAATCACTACCATGTTTAGTAGAGGATCATGTGTATAATGATATAAATATTGAATCTGGTAATCAAATGATATCAGCTGGATTAAATAATCTATTTGGTGAGGTCATGTGGTTTTACCCTAG